CGGCTGGGTGTGGAATATTCCACACCCAGCCGTGTTCAATAGCAGTACAGTTAGTGTAAGGTTCCAACTGACTTTCTTTGTCTGTATAAGGCATTCTAGTTGCCCATGCGCTGTTATTGGGTAGTATGTCTGAATAACTCTCGAATGGCACACCTAGTGCTTTTCCTAGTAGTAGACTTTTCCAACCTGTGCAGTCGATGTATAAATCTGCTGTGATTTTTTCACCTGTAGTTAGCTCAACACACTTAACACCTGCGCTATCAGTTTCGATATCTTCTTTGATAGTGCCTACAATATGCTGAACTCCTCGGGGCTTACAATATTCTTCACGTAGCCACATACCAAACTTAGTAGCATCAAAGTGATAAGCCACATCGCTGTCGTAGCGCCAACCAGGTAGCTCATCATTTTCATTTTTAATAATTTTATTTTGATTAACTAACTGCATAGCGGGAAAGAAACACTCTGCAAAATCTGTATTTGGAGTTCCAGGATACTTGGCCTTTTTAATAAACCAGTCGTTTACACCGAATACTGTTCCCACATTCCAGGAGTCTCCGAAAGGATAATGAAATCCACCAGATCCTTTGCCTGCCCAGTCTGTGAATTTGATGCTCATCTTAAGACCAGCATCTGTGTATTTCATAAAATCGTCTTCTTTAATATCAAGTATGTGTAGCCATTCATTAATTTGACCTAATGTGCTTTCGCCCACCCCTACAGTAGGAACATCTGCACTTTCAATTAAAGAGATAGTTTTTTCTGGAAAGAATTTTATAAGAGTTGCGGCAGTCATCCAACCGGCGCTACCACCTCCGACTACAACTATGCTATTGATTTTTGACATTTTATTTTCCTAAGGCTTTATTATAATTACCTATAAATTTTTCAAGACCTACTTTATGTGGAATATGAGGTAATGTATTTTCTAAATGTTTTTGTTCGTCGACAATCCTATCACAATGCTGTCTAATTTCCGGAGTCAGCATCATATATTCATGTTTGACACGTTCTGGATTTAAGAGATTTAATCCGTGTAATGTAACTATCCAATTATCAGCAGTAAACAGTACATACTTTTGATCAAATTCTAATACCAATGGCAGTCGTTTGCTCCACTTTTCTAAATTATCTTTTAATCTTTTAGGTACCCAGGTGTCTCTGTTATTTTTAAGATCCTTCCAGAATGCTGTATCTTCTCTGGGTACGTAGTAATGTACTGCAATAAAATCTAAAATATTTTCGCAGATGTCGTCTACTCGTTTATTGTATATTCCGGCCACTTCGTCTGGACTGTTGGTCCAACTAGGCAATAAATTCATAATTAAAAAAGTCTGCAAAATAGTTTGACTAATGGCACTACTTTCTAGTGGCTCTACAAAACTAGAACATAAGCCGATACTAGCGCAGTTTTTAATCCAAGTGCGGTCAAGTTTACCTGCATCAAACTTGATTTTCTTTGCTATGTTTATTTTTCTACCTAACTTTGCTTCGACTTCTGCCTGCGCCTGGTCGAAATCTATGTACTTGTCACTGAACACATAGCCGTTGCCCCATCGACCATGTACGGGAGTATTCCACATCCAACCATAATCCATACCGGTTGCGCTGGTGTAAATTGGATATTCGTCTGTATCTTCTGTAGGAAATGCAATAGCACTATTAACCCAAAGATTATCTTTATAACTTTCCCACTTTGCTCCAAGTTTTTTCATTATCACTTTGGCAAAACCAGAACAGTCAACAAAGAAATCTGCCGAGTGTACGGCATTTTCTCCAATTAGTTCTTTAACATATCCGTTGTCGTCTAAGATTACATCTACAATTTTATCATCTATTGTAGGAATGTTTCTTTCTTTACACAACTTATGTAAGTAGTCGTTGGTGGAAAATGTATTGAAATGAAATTGATTAACAGGGCAAGGAACATTAAGATTTACCCAATCTTCGGGTACTGTGCTATCGATTGTACGTTTTTGAATAATGTCTAAAGGACCAGCACCTTCTGCAATTAATTTAGCGTAAACTGCTAGATAATCTCCAGCGGGTCTTGCATAAGGTTCACAGGTAGCATGCCAGTAATCAGGCACACCCCAATTACTAAATTTTATTCCTGTTTTAAGAGTAGCATCGCAGGCAACCAGCGTATCTTCTAACCTAACACCTATAGTTTCGCAGAAGTATCTCCAATGTTCTGTAGCGCCTTCCCCTACACCTATAACTCCAACGGAAGAACTTTCGATAACTTTAATATCTAAATGTTCATGTTGCCTTTTTAACATCAAGGCAGTAATTAATCCGCTGGTGCCGCCACCTAATACTATTATACTTTTAATTGTTTTCATAAACCAATTTTACCCATTCTTCTAAAGTATAGCAGATTGATGTTATGTTGTCAACATCGTTAGATAATTTTTGGTATGATTGGTGAAAGTCTTCAAATATAGTTGACCGTTTGGATAATAGACGTTGTCTAAGTTTGTCTTTATTGATTAAATCCAGTCCTTGGATAACAACTGCATAATTTTCTAAAGCATATACTTCTGTATTGTCGATACCTAATGATCCAGATTTCCATAGATCTAATTTATGCTGTAATGACGCCGATATACGCTGTGGATTAGAGTTATGATCCTGCCAAAAATCGGAATCATTTCTGTGTCCTCGATAATGTAGTGAAAGGAAATCGCTGATATCAAACATTATTTTTTGATATTTGTCATTAAATGATTTTTGTTCATACACGGTATTACTGTCGGGAGACCAAAATTCTGACAATATTTTTAATTGTTCAGCAACAGATGCTAGTCCGTTCGACTCCAACGGCTCTAAAAATCCCGAACTAATTCCAACGGCAATTACATTATTTTTCCAAGAATTTAAAAACAACCCAGGTGTAAATTTTAAATTAGCCACCGGATCTATCTTTATATTAAAATATTTTTCTGCTTCGTCTATTGCCTGATCCGCAGTAATTCTGTCGGGGTCGTAAATGTATCCATTACCTGCCCTATGTTTTAAATTAATATTCCAAGACCATCCATTTTTCAATGCTGTCATTTCGGTATAATTTTTAAGTACAGGCTCGTTCCACCATGCTACAACTGCCCTAGCAGGAAAATATTCGCTTAAATCCTTAAAAGGTTCATTTAATTCTTTTTGTAGAAGTAGTCTGGCGAATCCGGAGCAATCAAAAAACCAATCTGCATTTATTTGATCCCTAGTATCTAATGTAATAGAATCAATGTCACCGTTGAGTGCTTTATTAGATTTAATATACTTGCCTTCGATTAGTTTAATCCCCTTGCTTATGCCGCGACGTTTCATATAGTCGGCATTGGCGCGGCTGTCGAAGTGCCACATAGGTAGTGTAATAACATTAAATTTACCTACACTACTAGGACTGATAGGCAATTTATTCACACGCTGTAACGATCCGTTGTAGAATATTTTTTCAGTAGGTATGCCTTCCGCCAATGAACAGGCTAAAAAATCATTACCCAATCCAAACTCTGGAAACTTAGCATTAAAGTCTAATCTATACCAGTCTGGTATAAGCCCATGAACAAACTCTGTTCCTATTCCGTTCCAATTTACAAATTTGCCGCCGAGTTTAGGCATGGCATTTACAGACACTATCCAGTCATCAAACGGAATTTCTAAAAAGTTGAATAGTTTATTAAGGGATGCGGAACCACTTTCTCCAGCAATAATAGGTGGAGTATTAGGGTCTTCTATTACTGTCACATCGCAGGCAGGCCACACTTGTTTAACAAACAAAGCAGTTAACCAGCCAGCACTTCCTCCGCCTAATATTGCGATGGTTTTCATCGTTTCACTTCTTTTGCTAAGAATTCAATTGCGCCTCTGTGATTAAATTTAAGAGCATCGCGTTGGTATAATAATATATTGTCGTATATTTTATCTGTTTCAGTAATAACAGAGGGATCCTGAGACATCCATATTTGTTTTATTTTTTCTATATCAAATAATTTTAAACCGTGTAATACTTGTAACCAGTTCTGTTCTGTAAATAACACCCAGTGACTGGGAAAATATGCTCTACTTGGCACAACTGTTTTAAAGTGTTCCAGTGTATCTTTATTAAACTCGGTCAACTTTAAATCTTTGCAACTACGCCAGAATGGTGTATCGTTACGTTGAGTGATGTAATGTAACTGTACAAAGTCAATAATGTTTTTAGCAACTGCTTCAAATTGTTGATTATATTTGTCCGCTATTTTTTCGTTGCCTTTAGTCCAAGATGCCAGTGCTGATCCTAGTGCAAACGCCTGTTGAATACTAGTTCCTATGCTAGTAGCCTCGAGAGGTTCAACAAAACTTCCAGCAAGACCTACTGCAACACAATTTTTAATCCAGAATTTATCAACATAACCTGCACTAAACTTAAAACTTTTACCTACTTGTATAGGATCTTTATAGTACTGTTGCATTTCAGACAATGCTTGATCGTCGGATAAAAATTCACTGGAATAAACGTAACCGTTGCCATAGCGTTCTTGCGTTGGTATTCTCCATGACCATCCGCTGGATAATGCACGACTCAGGGTCCAACTTGGAAACTCGTCGTCACTGGGTGTAGGAAAAGCAAACGCTCTGTCCATGGGTAAATATTCTTTACAATCATTCCACTTTGCGCCAAGTTTAGAACTAATGACTCTTCTGAACCCAGAAGAATCTACAAAGAAATCTGCTGTATATTTGACACCGTCTTTGTTAATTAAAGAACTAATGTATCCTTGACTGTCAATTTCAACGTCGTCTATATCATCTTCAACAACAACTACTCCGCGTTCGATACATTTCTTGTGTAAAAATTTATTAAGTTTAAACGTATCAAAATGATATTGATTTACACTGGCATCGATAGGAAAGTAATGTATGGAATTAATGACATTATCTGGATATAAGTGCGGCTGATCTTCAGAAATTAATTTGACCATTACTCCTGGCAACCCGTTACCCATTAGTTGCGTATAATCGGCATGTAGAGCGTGCATATAAAATGTGCCGTCACCATTCCAATTTTCAAATCTAATACCTGCTTTGAAAGTAGCACCAGTTTCTAACATTAATTCTTGTAGAGTAATCCCTACAGTATTAATAAACTGTTTCCAATGTTCTGTACTACCTTCTCCGACGCCGACAATACCTATAGTGGGAGACTCGATAATTTTAATATCCATGGTAGGATACCACTTATTGAGTACTAGTGCCGTTATTAGTCCGCTAGTACCTCCACCTAATATGCAAACGGACTTGATCATTTTTTTAAGATCCTTCTAAAGAATCTACAAATCCAAGGTTCTGATTTTACTAATTTCTTTGGACGTAATCTATTTGGAATGACCCCCGACACAATTTTCCAACTTAAATTGTTTTGATATGATTTAAGAGACACAGAAGAATTTACAATATGATCGAGTTCTTCTGTTCTTGGTTGTTTGTTTAATTGAAACATTGCCTGTGGGTCTCTTGCTCTAAATCTTACATAGGCTAACGGCTGTCCTCTCTTAAATTCAATTCTGTCATTGAGCATTTCAAAAGTAGGAACCAGCGGACGTTGCCAATTACAAATATTAAAACTGCCAGGCATCAATCTCCATCTTAAATCGATATGATTATAAGGAGGTAAAAAGTCTACCCATACTTCTTCGTCTGCATAGAACAGCATGGCGCTGTTTAATGCAACTATAGGTTTATCAACTTCAGGATTAAAATCTCCCCAGTGAACTTTGACCATAGCATCGTGTGCAAGACTTGGAAGATTACTGCTTAAAACTTTATTATATTTGTCCCAGTGCAATTCTACATCAATTAAAGAACGTATTACCCATGTTTGTTCGTTATACTTTACAAATGCAGGGCATTTCATAAATCCTACTTTTGAATCTTTCCATGTGTCTAACTTTTCTAAATCAAAATGAATAATTTCGTTCCAGCCGTAATAATTTAGCGGACCCAGTCCGCTAGTATTTGGAGATTTTTCAAACCATGGAGTATATCCTACTTTTACAACTGACATTATTCGTCCTTAAAATTATCATTAAAACTATACCAACTAGTCCATTTACCATAAGGACAACTTTGTGATTTATTTCTTACGGTCTTGGGCATAAAATATCCAGTAATAGTACAGCCGTAATTTTCATACGACTTACAGTTATTGCATATTTCTAAACGTTTTTGTTCTACTTCTCTTGGGACTAGTAAAATTTTTTCGTTGAAGTGAACTCTACGTTGCGATGTATCAAGGTTTCTTATAACACGAGGTACTTTTTTATCTTCCATCAGCGCCTCCAGTGAGCATTGCTTTTAATTGATTTATAATAATTTCCTGAGTATGTAACTTATTAAACAAATAATCCATGGTACTGTTATTCGATTCCACTATTACGGGAGTTGAAAAATTATCAGGCATTGTAGTTTCTTTAACGACCGGATATGGTTGTTGAGAATCTAAGTATACTCCGCTGTATCTTAAATTAAATGTGATTACTATACGTTCATCATCAGTGTGACTTACTTCAGTTTTATGTCTCAACCATCCAGGAAACATTAACACATCGCCTGATTTAATATGAATTGTGGTATTAATTTTTTCTTCTACAGGACGATTGTAAGGAATGTGTGTAATACTGTATTCCATAGGATTAGTAAACACTATTCCTCCACTACGTTCAGGAGCACTTAGATAAAAACTTACAACAATAGGGTGCATACTATGAGAATGCCAGTCAGTAAAACTACCGTTAACGTGTTTATTAGACCAGCACTCGTCTATTGCAGGGCGCAGACCGTCGTTGATATCCAGGACTTTCCAATATAAATTTGCATGATACAAAATTAAATCGCACAATGCTTTAAATTCTGGTACTTCATGCAAATTTCTATTAGTGCCGTAGGTACTTATACCGCCATTTTTTTCCAACCCAACATGAAATTTTATTTCCTTGTATTGTTGTTCAAGCGTAGACCTTATGACTCCAAAGTCTATATCAGAGTCAAAAATATTAGTTTTGTAGATAGGTAACGCAAATAAATTTTGAATCATTTAACTTCGGCTTCAATATCGCCACTAAAATCAAACTTATTAACAAACGTCTTAAAAGAAATATATTTTCTTAATTCTGTACAATTTCTGTTAGGAGCAAGGCCTCTGTGAGGAATGTTACTGTCAAATACAATACAAGTATTAGGCATTGGATAATAACTGGCTATAATATTTCCTTGATTGTCAAAAAATTGCAGTTCACCGCCCCATTCCGGGCTCCATTCTTTATTAGGAAAATAACACATTGTCATATAACCGTCGCCGTTTGAATTAAATTCAAACTCTCTGTCAACGTGTATATTTCCGTCTAGGCCAAATGTTTTGCCGCCGGCAACAACGTCAAGACTTTTAAAGTTATAACCTTTGACTCTAGGATCTAGTGCTTCGAGTTTGTCAATAATATCCTGAAATAATACTTCTGTCCAACGATTTTTAACCATATCTACAGACCAAAAGTTTGCGTTATCTTCGATATCAAAGCCAGCGGCATTAATTTTTATAACACCGTATTTCCAAACTCCGTCGTTTAAATCTGCAATAATGTTAGCAAAAACATCTTGCTTTGCAACGTTTTCGAGATAAAAAATTTCTGGTAATTTGTTAGACATATATGTAATTCTCCTTAATTCGACAATATTTAGTGGGGTATTTTTGTGATTTACTTAGATCCGGCTTGGATAGCAATATTACCTGCTACGGAAATCCTGTAATCGTCGGACGTATAAAATGGGTGTACTTCGTGCATACATTCTGCTGGAAACAACAACATTTTCCCTTCCCATGTCTTATCCATGAATATAGGATTTTTAGTTATTTTACCAAACGAATTTACATAGAAAAATTCAAATGCTGATGCTAGATTTTTATTAGAGTTTACCCCAGGACTTGCAGCCAACTCTTCATTGAGGTCATATGGAATTTGTAAGTATATTACAAAACTATATAGACCTAGATGTGTATGCGCTGGATTGAATTCATATTTTTTCTGAAAATTAACCCATAGTGTGTCTACAGCGAAATCTAATCGCCCTGGTTTAAACACGCTGATATTAGAATTATATTTGAACAGCTCGTTATAAGTTTCGGCTACATTAAATGCAAATGGCTCTACTACCGAAATGGAGTCTTTTAATGAATATTCTCTCTGAATATTACCAGCCAACGTGTGGTTAGTAGCAGAAGCATGGTCAAAGTCTTTTTGTATTTCTTTAACTTCCTTCCACAAAGTGTCCATAATTTCTTTAGGAACGTCTTCAATAATATAGCCAAACGAATTAAATGTTTGATAATAACTCATATAATAATTGGAATAAATCCCATGTTATCAAAAATTCTATCTCGATGCTCTAAGTCAAATCCAAATGTAATTCGTTCACCCTCGTACGGTTCTAAAATTTCTACATGATGAAATCTACTACCAGGGCCTATGTAAAACTGTCCTACTTTGTTTTCAACTCTGTACAACTCTTTGCCGTTAGGCTTATCTGTAAACACAGTATGACTTTTCTTAGGATCTATAGCCATAAATCCGTGTAAAGGCCAATCATGATTATGTGTTTTAAGAACCTGTCCATTTTTATGACTGTTAATCCAAGCCTGCAACCATAGTTGTTTTGGCTTTTCGATACCCGCTAGTTCGTGATATTGTCTAATTCCGTCGATTAAACTTGTATAGATATCATAGAACCATTGATTACAAGAACAAAGACCAAACACATTATAGTTAGCAAACTGCCAGGTAATGTTGTCTGTGCCAACAGCATAATTACGTGCATTAAATTTTCTTTTAAATTTATCAATACCTATGTCTGTCATGCGTTGAATGTCTGCAATATTTTCAACAACATGCGGAACATCAAATGTCATGTATTGATATTCACTGTTGTAATACATTTCTTCTCCTAATTACTTCGTCTATTACTTCTTGTGTGGACGCAAAACTATGTCGTCCGTCAAATCTTCTATCAGAATAAGGACCCTGCTTATCTACATAATGGAAAAACCCCTGATAGTGAAAATCATTTTCTAACGCATGCCGCCAGTGTAGATTTTTAACACCTTTATAAATTAAGATATCTCCAACGTCTAATAAAATTTCATGCCCTCTATTGCCAGACTGAACATAAATGGGCCATATATTTTTATCGTATTTTAAAGTAAGTGTAAAACTATATTCGCACTCAAACCTATCGATATGTGGATTTAACGCTTCATTTTTTGTATAAATCCTTGAGTAAGTGTATGTTGGAAATAACTTCTTTTCCACTAGTTCTTCTATTTTAGGTAACCACAATTTTGATTCGTCATTAAAAATTCCATAAAAAGTAGGACTAGACGGACACTGATTATCCGGCGGCAAGTTATAACCTTTTTTATAAAAGTCGTCTAATTTTTCAACCATACGATTGCAAGTATCTGCATCTGCAAATCCTTTGATAACTTTGTAATCTTCCTTCATATTATTTCCAATAACATTCCATAGGATCCGCAGGTTGCACAAAATCTTCAGGATTTAATTTTAAAATTTGATCCTTATTATCAATAGCATTGATAATTTTGTTGTATACCATAAGATTATTTTCTTTGGTTAAATGACATTTTCTGTTTTCATTGTTACCTGGATGATCTAGACCATAGAATTGTAATTCTAAATCAGCATAGTGGCACAATGACCAAGAATTTAAATTAGGCAAACTTTCTAAAAATGCAGGGACAACTAACACATCCTGATACTGTAATATGTCATTAACCATAAAATTATGAAACGCAGTTTCTCGTTTGCTGGAATAAAAGTACCTAAAATACATTTCTCCAATGTTAATGCCATCCCATACTGGCCATGTACTAGGATTTAAATTCAAATGCTTATTGTTATATTCTACATGAATTCTGCCCGGAACTGTTACCACAAATATTGCCAAATCGTAACTGGCGTGAGTTTCTAAAAATTTATCATAACTCCACCACATGCTAGAACCTGTAAGAGAATAATTTTTGACAGTGTATTTCTGTTCTAACATCTCAGGCCACGACAAATAGTCGTTTTGTACCCACGACGGATCTGAAAAACTATCCCCGTATATGGCTAATTTAGGTTTCTTGTTCATCATATATAAAATTAAGGTTACAGAAAAATGGTTGAAATAGTCTACCCGTCTCAGGCGTTGAACCAAAATACCTATCCGATTTGTGCCAAGCATTTGGTCCATAAATTATAGCACGATTATATACGTTAGGTATAGACATTGTCTGTTTAAAAAATTTATGAAATTCTTTGCTGTCCTGATCTCGATTTAATTTAAACCACAAATGATTATTACGTGCGGCATATTCTTCAAACTCTTGTCTGTGTTCTTCGTTAAATTTGTAAAACAAAGTTCCTGAATTATCAGGAGGATTTGGATGCAAATACACAACACCAACATGAGTACAATGCCACGTGGGCGTGTCGTAGTGTACCCAAGAATCTCCATCGGATTCGTAGCACAGTTGAAAATTTGTTTCAATATATCCGCCGTATTTTATAGGATTATTTTCTAATAAATTTCCAAGAAACGCATTATGAAATTCGTCGGACAATTCTTGATTAAGATTGTGTAAGAAACTTGTTCTTCGCCCAGGCCAGTTGCCTCCTGCATTGGCTTCTTTACAATTTTTAAATTCTTGATTAAGAGCAAACTTTCGTATTTTGTCAGGATCTTTGTAAAAATTATCTATAATTAATATTTTGTCATTCATCCACATGATTATTCTCCAAAGACTAGATCAAAACTTACGGAAATGCGATCTTCTTGTGACTCGTTGGGCATGACAAAATGTTCTAAAAATGACGGAAACAATATTAATTCCGTTTCATAGGGAATAAAATTTTCGCTATCACCCTGATTAAAAATTCTATTTGTAGTGGAATTAATAGCCGCTGGCCTCGGATCTCTGAAGCATATATTACCCGAGTCAACGGGAACTTTCAAATAAAATACGCCGCTTAGGTGATATTCATTACCATGTGCGTGAATTACATTAAAATCTTTGTGCTTGTTAACACAGGCCCACATTTGTTTGATAGAGATATTTTTATTAAACAACCAAAACACAGTACTGGCTATTTCATCAGTTAATTGAGCAAACGCAGGATTGTCAAATAAATTTACTTCGCTTTGCCAGCCACCATAGTTTGATTTTTTAACAGCAGACTCCGTGGATTGTAGTCTATAAATTTCAGAAATCATACTAGGCATATCTAAAATGCGTATTTCAGAAACATACACAGTGGTAGGCCATAAATTCACCGGTTTAATGTTAACGAAACTTTGGCCCATGTACCCATCCTACTAGTGTATAACGTGTTCCTTTGGTAACCGGCGTTACTTCGTGAATAGACCAACTAGGAAATGCTGCCAACATACCCTTTTCTTTTTTCACTGTCATTGGTTCGTCTAATTTAAAGCGATAGATATTTAAATCACCGCCCTCATAATCGCTCGGGTCTGATAATTGTAGAGTAAAACTTAATTTTCTATAATGATTTGAATCATATCCGTCGTCTGTGTGATTTCTATACATACCCTGATAAGACTCGTCGTATTCGGAAAATTGTAAATCTTCTATCTGGGTTAATTCGTAGTCGTAAAATGCCTTGTTTACTTTTGTAATAGCATCTGTTAAGCGTTCAAAAATAAAAACAGTGGAAGCATCTGGTCCTATCCACGAGATTTTACTACGTCTTGCCCATTGTGCATCTTGATCTTTATTTTCGACACCACCGTCTACAGACGGCTTAGATTTACCAATAGCAATAATACGTGCAATTTCTTCGTCAGTAAAAACGTTCTTAATCCAAATATAAGGTTCGTTTGGTGGTTTTTGGTGATGGATGGGCCACATTAAATTAACTCTACAATATCAAAAATAGTTTGTAATTTTGTTCTGATAGTTTTGTTGCTAAAACTGCTACGCAAACCTTGATGTAAAGGTTTAGGAGAACTATCTACAGTTGACCATGCCCATCCATTGTGCTCTTTGCTTAGTACAGGAATAAATTCTTGTTCTATAACACAAAGGTAGGTGTGGAAATTAAAAACGCTGTCATTACTAACAAACGTTTCTATAGGAATTGTTTTGATTATTTTTGGAACAGAACCAATTTCTTCTTCGATTTCTCGTTGAAGCCCTTGCCATGCAGTTTCGCCTTCGACGTTAGTGCCGCCAACTAACCCCCATGTGCCCGCGTGTTTGCCTTCTGCTTTTTGTAGCAGTAGGAATCGTTTAGTGTTTTTGGCATAGAAAAGTGCGCCAGAGCAGACTATCTGTTCTTTCATGCACTTACTTAGTTTAGAATATCAAACGCCAGTGCCCTTTTCGATATTCGCCTTCGAATGATTTTGTCCATTCTCCGTCTAAGAATTTGTATTGTATACCGGTTCTAAGATTGGTAATATATACAGGTGTGCCTACTAGGTCAGGATCCGCAGGGTCTAATACTACTTCCCAGTGTGTACCTGCCCATTCTATAATACTGTTTGCTTCGGCATAGAAGTCTGTGCCGTCTTGATTTTTCCACCCGTCTGGTCCATCATCATTAATAGTGTCGCCTATGCTTTCTAAAATAATGTATCTAATAGGACCATTGGTCATGTCGGGCCAATCTAATGCGCCACCTGGTAATCTTGGACGTGGATTGAATCTTGTTGGGTCAACAATAGCATCTACAGATCCTCTAAGAACAGAATTATTAGCATTGGCTATCAGTGTGTTAGTTGGGAATGTATCTTGGTCCCAATTAACGTGTAATATTGTACTATCGTCTGCGTCTTCGCTGAGAGTGCCCACTATCTGATTACCGTCGTCTTGAATTAAAAACACTTGACTAACACCTGTTCTAAATTTACCAGGGTACTGTTCAAATATAAAATTCCAACTTATATCTGCACCTATTTTAGTAAACACCGAATCGGCAGCATCGTCGATTAATAAAGGTTCTCTGCCCTTTAATAAACTTAATTTATTGTTATAAACTAATATACCGTAGCCCGCAACGTTATTAAATTCTACTGCCGCTGGCTTGCCGCTGACAAAATCTGGTGTTAAATTACCTGTAGCATCAAAGATATTCATTAATACATCTGTTACTACACCTAATTTCTTAACTTTAGTAGGAGCACTGATCCATATAGGAGTTTCAAACGTTAAACTGCCTACATCAATTTCTGTTTCAGCACCTACAGGAATACTTCTAGAACTAAAGGTGATATCTGTTAGTTCTACAACACTTAAACTAGTCCAGTCTAGGAAGTTATCTGTTGTTTGTATTTCTAAACTTGGATTAAACAACATTAGAATCTGCTCCATAATTTGCAGTTTCATATCTGTGTTTGTAGTCCATATATCTGCTTTAAGAGTGAGCTTATATGGTGTTGGCATTAGTCGCTCAACAGTAAAATTATTACCTTGTTTAGCAGTATATTCGCCCGTGACATCGTCATATTCTCGTTCACGAATATGCACTTTGCTAACAAAAGTACTATCACCTAAGCGAGTTTTATCCATAGCCAAGCCAGTAATGTAGACTGCTATACGAGGTGCGCTGGGCAGTTTATTTTCTGAATTGTCTTTGATTACTTGACCTACTTGACGAGTCATATCGCCGTAGATTACAGGCACGGTAATTTGTTTTCCGTCACCTGTTTGATACTTAAATCCGCTTAACATACGGATTACCTGTCCAATATATCGCCTTATTTGGCCGTCATAAAACCATTGCATTAGTTGTCCGCCTGTGGTCTAAGAGCCTTACTAAGGCTCTGTCTTTGTGTTACTACCTTGTCATAGATTGTATATCTAATTACAGAATTATCCTGTACAGGGTGTCCGATAGTGAATGCTAATGCACCGCTGACTTCGGATGTAGTAATCTTTGTTGCTTTACTCTGTTCATCTAACCATACTTCGACTAGATAGTTTTTATTGTATGCAACGTTGGTCTGAATAAACACAGACGTTGTTGTAATTTGTAAATCTTGTGTGATACTGCCGCTTTCCCAAATT